AGGATGTAAAGGACATCCGCACCACTCGTACCAAAGCGGCTTACCGCATCGGCGCTGACCGAAGAAACGCCTCGCTCCCAGTTGTTCACCGCGTTGAGCGATGCGCCCAAAAGCTCTGAGACCTGCCGCTGACTAAGCGATAGGCGCTCACGCTCTTCGCGAAAGCGATCAGAAATACACATTTTTTTGTGTCATGCCATTGCAGACACACAATTTATTGTGCATAATTACTCCATTCCGTTTCACTTTGATTCATTTCAATTCAATTTTACCGCCATGCATAAGCCACCCAAAACACCAAAGCACCCCATTCAAATCCGCCTTCCTGGCCAGTTGTTTGAGTCTTTGCAAGCCAGGGCCGAGGCAGAAAGCCGTAGCCTCAATGCCATGGTCAATTTGTTGATTGCTCAGCAGCTGCAGTCTCCGGTCATTGGTGCCCAACAGCACTCAACATCGGTTGCAAGCCGTTGATCACTGCCATGAACGCCCATACACCCAAAGGCCCAGGCCGCATCGAGCAGTCTTTGCGCGCCGCCCTCACCGGCCCTGGCCGCCAGCAACTGACAGACGCTGTGGGCTGGGACAAGAGCCAAGTCAGCCGATTCCTTGACGGACAGACCGGCATCACCATCGACAAGATCGATGCCTTGGTGGGCGCTGTGGGCTTTGTTTTGGTCTCCACCCGCTACCTCGATGCCGTGGCCGTCATGGGCGAGGTAGGCATGCACTGCGAGTGCGCCCGCCAAGGTCGAGGCGAATGCGGAAGCGCCAGCCGCTGCTGATTTTTTGAAGGCACTGACATGCAACACCACTGCCCACACTGCGACAGCAAAGCCACTTGCCGAACCAGCCGCGCCGTCACGCAGACGATGCGCGAGCTGTACATGCAGTGCCACAACATTGAGTGTGGCCACACCTGGAAGAGCATCTTGGCTGTCAGCCACAGCATCGTGCCCAGTCAGTGCCCCAACCCCCGCGTGTTTCTTCCCTCGCGCCATCGCCCCGAAAAGGGTGCAGATGAACGGCAACTGACCTTGATGCCCGCTTACCAGACCGGGTAAGCGGCATTGACCGCCCAGGCAAGCCCTGAGCGGCCAAAGGCCCTCTCCCCTTTTAAGTGTCTTTTTTCATGCCGTTTGTCGGCGTGAGGGATTTTTTTAGCCCTGACTTTTATGAACCCTCAAATTCACACCGCCCTCATACCTCTGCTGGAGCGCGATTACGGCTTCAAGCATGTGGGTGAACACCTGCGCAGGGGTGAGTGCCCTACTTGCGGAAAAAAGAGCCTGTTCAGCTGGTTTGAAAAGCCTTGGGTGCTGGTTTGCCAGCGCTCCAACAACTGCGGCTCTGAGTTCCACATCAAAGACCTCTACCCCGGCCTGTTCGATGACTGGGGCCAGCGCTTTCCCCGCACCGAAGCCGACCCCCATGCCGCAGCCGCCGCCTACCTGCGCGATGGGCGTGGTTTTGATCTGGCCACCGTGGCAGGCTGGTACACCCAAGACAGCTACTACGACCACAAGACCGAGCAGGGCAGCACCACCATCCGGTTCCCTATGCCTGATGCCAACACCCCCGGCGCCTATTGGGAACGCATCATTGACCAGGCTCACCGTTTTGGCGACCGCAAGGCCACATTCAACGGGTCATACGGTGGAACATGGTGGTGCCCACCGTCTATCAAACTGACCGAAACCCCTGAGGCGGGCGAGATCTGGATTGCCGAAGGCATCTTTGACGCCATCGCCCTGATGCACCACGGCATTCGCGCCGTGGCTGCCATGAGCTGCAACAACTACCCAAAAGACAGCATGGCCAAGCTGGCTGAGCACTTCACCGACAAGAAGCGCCCGGTGCTGGTGTGGGCCCTCGACAGCGACAAGGCCGGCCGCAAATTCACCTTGCAATGGGTGGCCAAGGCCCGCGAAGCAGGCTGGGAGTGCAAAGCCGCTCAAATCCCCCAGCAGGGCAAGGCCAAGCTCGATTGGAACGACATGCACCAGCGCAGCCGCTTGGAGCATGAACACATTAAAAATTACCTGTACGAAGGCGAGATGCTGCTGGCCAAAAGCGCCACTGACAAGGGCCTGCTCATTTACAAAAAAACCAACCGCAGCCAGTTTGCGTTTGAGTTTGGATCCCAGCTGTGGTGGTTCAAGTTTGACCTGGAGAAGTACAACCGCGCCCGCGAGATCCTGAAGGACGCTGAAGACCTGAGCGATGACGAATTGCGCGACCGCGCACTGCGCGAGTCTGGTGGCATCAATCACCTTTGCAACGCCTACCCCAGCACCCTCTACTACCAAGCCAACTTGCTCACCGACGAAAGTTGGTACTACATGCAGGTGGACTTCCCCACCGACCAGCCCCGCGTCAAAGCCACGTTCACCGGCAGCCAAATCAGCGCTGGAGCAGAGTTCAAAAAGCGCCTGTTGTCCATCGCGCCCGGTGCGATTTTCAAAGGCACCACCCAGCACCTGGACGCCCTGATGGAACAACAGCTGCGCGGCATCAAGACCGTGCAGACGATTGACTTTGTGGGCTACAGCAAAGACCACGACGCTTGGGTCTTTCAGGGCATCTGCATCAAAGACGGCAAGGCCCACGAACTGAACTCCGAAGACTATTTTGAGTTGGGCAAGCTGAGCCTGAAAACCCTGAGCCAATCGGTGCGCTTGCACCTGAACACCGAGGCCAAAGAATTCAACCAGGGCTGGACCGACTTGCTGTGGACAGCTTTCAAGAGCCAGGGCATTGTGGCCTTGGCCTGCTGGCTGGGCACCTTGTATGCGGAGCAGATTCGCCAGACCCACAAGTCGTTTCCGTTTTTAGAAATCGTGGGCCAGCCCGGTTCGGGCAAGACAACGTTGATCGAGTTTTTGTGGAAGCTGCTGGGCCGGGTGGACTACGAAGGCTTTGACCCTTCCAAGTCAACCCCCGCAGCCCGCAGCCGCAATTTTGCCCAGGTGGCCAACCTGCCCGTGGTGCTGATCGAGGCCGACCGGGGCGACAACGTCAGCCGCGCCCTCACTTTCGATTGGGACGAACTCAAGACCGCCTACAACGGCCGCGCATCCCGCAGCACGGGCGTGAAGAACGGCGGCAACGAGACGAAAGAGCCACCGTTCAGGGGCGCCATCGTCATCAGCCAAAACGCCCCGGTGAACGCCAGCGATGCGATCTTGGAGCGGATCTGCCACATGTTCTTCAACAAGGCCGAACACAGCCCCCAAGGCAAGGCCGCAAGCGATGCCCTCAGCCGCATGCCGGTGGAGCAGCTCAGCGGCTTTTTGCTGCGCGCCACGACCTGCAGCGCCCAGCTGCTCAGTTTGTTCCAGGAGCGGTTCACGCATTACGAAAAAGACATGACCGCCACCACCGGCCTAAAGAACATTCGGATCGTCAAAAACCACGCCATGCTGCGCGCCCTGCTTGACTGCCTGCACATCGTGCTGCCAGCCCTGCCCAGGGTCATGACCGATGCGGGTCACCAGACCGTGCTGGCCATGGCCCGCGAACGCGAACAAGCCTGCCTGGCCGACCACCCGCTGGTTCAGGAGTTTTGGGAGCTGTTCGACTTTTTGAACGGCGCGGACGGCGAAGACAACGAGCTGCTGAACCACTCACGCGACGAAAGCGTGATTGCGATCAGCCTGCCCCACATGGCCCAGGTATGCGCCGACCGGCGCCTAAACATCCCTCCCATGGCCGACCTCAAGCGGGTGCTGAGCACCAGCCGCCACCGCAAGTTTTTGGAGGTGCGCACCGTGAACAGCCAAGTCCACCACCGCGTCAACAAGTTTCGTGCCGAAGGCACGCCGGCCAAGCCCACCGCCGTCAAGTGCTGGGTGTTCAGTAAGACCAACAAGGGAGTCAACAAATGAAAGCCTACCGAATCCAAGCCGCCAACCATTTAGGCCGATGGTCCTATGTGGGCATCTTTGCCCACCCAGTGGACGCCATCACACACGCCATGGATCACGGTGCCACCCATGCCAGCGCCAAGCCCATCAAAGCGCCCGCTTGAGCACGGCCATGAGCAACATCCACCGCCCCAACTACGCCGCTGGCTTCGAGCTGGACGGCCCTTACCACCCCAGCCCCGCTCACCACGCCCAACGCTTGCGCGAACTGCTGACCGCACTGCTGAACTGGATCAAGCCATGAGCCTTGCCACACAACCCATGCGCACCATCCAGCCCCGGCTGGTGGTCATGCCCGACAAGGTGCTTGTCACCGACACCCTGATTGGCCCCATCAGTACCGATGAAGTCATGGTGCTGCGCCATGTGGCCCACCTGGCTGCCATGGTCACCGACTTTGACGAACTTCAATACGCCGTGCGCCGCGCCCTGCACATCAAGCGCGCCGATGCCATCTTGGCCAAGACCGAGAAATCATTTTTTTAACCACCCCAAGGGAGATCAACCATGAGCAAATCCAACCCCATCGTGTATCTGTCAGGCCCTATGACCGGCTATGAGGATCTGAACTTCCCGGCATTCAATGCCGCCGCCCGCGCCCTGCGCCTGATCGGCTACACAGTAGTCAACCCAACCGAGTTTGGCGAAGAGCCCGGCAAGCTGTGGGAAGACTACATGCGCAAAGACATCAAAGCCCTAATGGACTGCGAGGCCATCGTCATGCTGCCCGAATGGCCAGACAGCCGCGGCGTCGTCATCGAGCGCGATCTGGCCATGAAGCTGTCCATGCCCGTCATGTCTTTGGCCGAAGCGGTCATCAACGCCCCAACCCATGTTGTTGCTGCAACAGCCCTGGTGGCAGAAACGGTGGGTGCAGCATGAACGCCCGCGCCCGCATCATCGACGCAGACAACCTCGGCCTGCGCGTCCTCAAAGTCATCGACATCGCAAACCTGTTGGGCTCTGAAGGTTTTATGGGTCGCAATATCCCAGAAGACTTCGAGGAGTTTATGGAGTCAACACCCTATAAGCGCCACACCAGCGTCGAGGCCTTGTGCAGCATCCTGCCCAGTGATGGATGCGACGCAGAGCCAGAAGCCATCCACGAGCGCCTGTATGGCCATCAAGTGTTTGGGATGTTGCTGCACGTTGGCACGTCAGTCCGAAAGCACATCACCGAGAAATCTTGGCGATCAAGCTATGGCCACATGTACACCGGCTGGGTCTATGGCAACACCTACGACGAAGCCTGGGAGCAGGCCAAGCACTGGGCCCAAGAACGCCACGCCGCTGATCTGAGCGAATTCACGAAAGGCGGTGCAGCATGAGTCAAAAGCACAACTGCATCGAACGCATCAACGAACAGTTGAAGCCATTCAACACAGCCCTGCCCATGGCCATCGACTTCTCCAGCAAAAACCGAGAGCTGATCCAAGTGGCCACAGTCAAGGCCGACAGCGCCAATCGCAAAAAGCCAAGCGCCATGTTTGCAAGTCACTGCCCGTTTTGCGGCGTCAAGTTGGGTGGTCCAATATGAGTCCCGCTCAAATTCACTTGGCCAAAACCCTGTGCGCCATGCGCTGGATCGCGCTGCTGACCGGTCGCCACGAAATCGCCAAAGCGATCGCTTTTGACCAGAAACGACTGGAAGGCGGTACCACATGAACGGCCAACGCAAACCCCGTCGCCCCCGCTGGGTCAAGTCGACCAACACGTTCGACATCGCCCTATTCCGCGCCACCAAACTGATGCCCGACGAAATCGCATCCCGCATGGACCCGCTGCGCGAAGCCATGCACGCCCTGCGTGAAGGCCGCGCTACTGAGCTCCAGTGGATGTGTCTCGCCAGCGCCGTGACGGTCTCGCTCAGCATCGAAGCCAAAGGCGTGGTGCGCGGCCTGCGCGAGCACCTGAACAGCGCCGATCTGGCTCTCGTGGCCATAGAAAAGCGCGCCCGCAAAACGCCCGACACCTGGACGCCCACAGCCCTCTACTCCAACGAGCTCGACAGCGTCACCACCTTCCTCGAGCTGTTCGAGTTCCAGTTACAGAACCTGAGCGCCAAGGAATACGACCAGGCATGGAACCACGCCAAAGCCGAAACCATCCGCACGGGTGGTGTGGCCTTCAGAGCCACACCCAAGCCCATTCCATCTACCGCAGCGCCCGCCAGGGCCTGAACAGGAGCCACGCCATGAAAGCCACCGGAATGCTTTTCCTGAGCCGCACCCCACCCGCCCTGACCAAAGACAGCAAAGGCGAGTGGGCCGTCACCCTGCTGTGTGTCGACCGCATCGCCAACCACCAGGTAGAGCCCTGGCGCGTCATCTGGAAAGGCCAGCAAGCCGCCAACTGGCTCGACGCCAATCGTTCCCACCTGACCCCCGGCACCCCGTTAACCGTCACAACGGAAAACCTGCGCACCCACACCATGGGCCGCTTGACCGAAATCACCGCCAAAGCCACTGCAGTGGCCTTGGCCAAGCAGTTGGAGATGGCATGAAAACACCTCAATTCCTTTTGCCATTGGCCCATGAGCTGGTGATTGACCTGTTCGCGGGCGGTGGCGGCGCATCCACCGGCATCGAGGACGCCATCGGCCGGCACGTTGACATTGCCGTCAACCACGACCCGGAAGCGATCAGTTTGCACACGGCCAACCACCCACAAACCCGCCACTTCATTTCAGACGTGTTTGAGGTGGACCCCATCGCAGTGACCAAGGGTCAGCCCGTGGGCGCACTGTGGGCATCGCCCGATTGCAAGCACTTCAGCAAGGCCAAGGGCGGCACGCCTGTGTCCAAGAAAATCCGAGGCCTGGCATGGGTGGTGGTCAAGTGGGCCAAGGCCGTCAAGCCCCGCGTGATCTTCCTTGAGAACGTCGAGGAATTTCAGACCTGGGGGCCGCTGGGTGAAGACAACCGGCCCTGCCCTGAGCGCAAAGGCGAGACCTTCAAGCAGTGGGTGGGCCAGCTGGAGGCCCTGGGCTACAAAGTCGAGTGGCGTGAGCTGCGCGCCTGCGACTATGGAGCGCCCACCATCCGCAAGCGCCTGTTTTTGGTGGCTCGCCGTGATGGCCTGCCCATCGTGTGGCCCGAGCCGACACACGCCAAACCTGACGCCAAAGGCAAGGCCCCAAAAGGCCTCAAACAATGGCGCACGGCTGCTGAGTGCATCGACTGGTCGATCCCCTGTCCGAGCATCTTTGAGCGCAAAAAGCCGCTGGCCGATGCGACATGCCGCCGCATTGCCAAGGGCTTGGTGCGGTACGTGATCGAGGCGGGGAAGCCGTTCATCGTGAGCATTGCCAATTGGTCGAGCGAGAGCGTGCGCAACACCGATCAACCGCTGTCCACAGTGACGGCAAACCCCAAAGGCGGGCATCACGCCATCGTCGTGCCCACGCTGATCCAAACCGGCTACGGCGAGCGCCCCGGCCAATCGCCCCGCGTGCCCGGCCTGGACAAGCCGCTGGGCACCGTGGTCAACGGCCAAAAGCATGCACTGGTGTCAGCATTTTTAGCCAAGCACTACACCGGCGTGGTGGGCTCTGACCTGACCGACCCTATCGGCACCGTCACCAGCGTGGACCACCACAGCCTTGTCACCGCGTCACTGATCCACATGGGTCATGGCGAAGGCAAGAACGGCGGCAAGCGTTTCAGCCACGGCGTGCGCGACATCGAACAGCCCCTGAACACCGTCACCGCATCGGGCGCGGCTGCAGGCCTGGTCACCAGCCACCTGGTCAAGCTGCGCGGCGACAACGTGGGCGGGCCGGTCACTGAGCCCCTGCACACGATCAGCGCCCAAGGCACCCACCATGGTGAAGTCCGGGCCTTTTTGGTGAAGTACTACAGCGAAGGCGGCCAAGACCAAAGCCTGGCAGACCCGATGCACACGATCCCGACCAAAGACCGCCTGGGCCTGGTCACCGTCACCATCGCGGGCGAAGAATGGGTGATCGTTGACATCGGCCTGCGCATGCTTACACCCAAAGAGCTTTACGCGGCCCAAGGCTTTCCGGCCAGCTACCAGTTTGAAACCGGCGCAGACGGCGAGCCCATGACCAAAACCGCCCAGGTCCGCATGTGCGGAAACAGCGTCAGCCCACCACCTGCCGAAGCGCTGGTGCGGGCCAATTACAGCGAAATCGCAGAAGGAAGGATTGCAGCATGAGCACACACAAACTTTTCCCACCAAGCCGCGCCTTGCACTGCATCGAAGTGGCGGGCCAGCGCTACCAGCCAAGCAATGGCACCGAAGGTATGGCGTTTATTGATGGATGGTGCAGCCACTGTGCTCGCGACAAAGCCATGCGCGAAGGCGAACCTGTTGAAGAATGCGATGACCTCGAGCTGTGCCCGATCATTGCGCGGTCGATGGCAGACGGCGGCTGTGCGGAGTGGGTTTACGGCGCCGATGGCCAGCCGCGCTGCACAGAGTACGTTGAGCACGGCAAGCCGATCCCATACCGCTGCCCAAACACGCCGGATTTTTTCGGAGACGTGGAGCTGAATCAAGCCATAGATCAAGCCTCAAGCATCAAGGTGAAGCCATGAACTACACCTGGATCCGCCTCACCAAACACTGCGAAGCCACCGGCGACACCCCTGACGCCGTCCACGCCCGCCGCCGCAAGCGGATCTGGACAGATGGCGTACATTGCGGCCTGGGGCCAGACGGCAACCTTTACATCAACCCCCAAGAATACGACAGATGGGTACAAAGCAAAATGCCGCAGGTCCAAAAATCCCCCGAGGCGTCAGCATCAGGGAGGGCAAACTAGGCACCCGCATCCAGATCGCCTTCAGCTTTCGCGGCACCGAGTGCCGCGAACTGCTGCCCCCGGGGCCAGTCACGCAAACTGCGATCAACCTGGCCTCTGGCCTTCGGGCCGAAATTGCCCGCAAGATCGCCACCGGGGCTTTCGTTTACGCAGACTACTTTCCAGACAGCCCCCGCGCTGCCCAATTCGACATCAGCGGCAAGCGGGTCATGCTGTCAGACCGGCTGCAGGCCCAGCTTGAGATCTACGAGCGCCAAGTGGCCAACGGCCAACTGTCCCCCAGCACCTACCAGGGCTACGCCAAAGCCATCGCCAGCGAACGCATGGCGCACTGGAACGGCTGGGCCTTGGCCAGCGTCAAGCCCAGCGACTTGCGCGCCTGGATCGGCGGCATCGACACCACCGCCAAATTCATCCGCAACCTGATCACCCCCCTGCGCAGCGTGTTCGAGGACGCCCTGAATGACGATCTGATAGAGGTCAACCCCTTCGACCGCATCGCCATGTCCAAACTGCTGAAGCAAACGGCCAAAACCAGCGACTACGAGGTGGACCCCTTCAACGCCGACGAGCGCGCCGCGTTGATCAAAGCCGCCCGGGCCGACGAAGCCCCACTTTTGCGCTTTTGGTTTGCCACCGGCCTGCGCCCCGGCGAACTCATGGCCCTCAAGTGGCCCAAGCTGGATCTGGTGGGCAACAAAGCCCGCATCGATGCGAACCAGGTCGCAGGCATCGAAAAAGGCCCCAAAACCGAGGCAGGCGTGCGAGACGTGGACCTGTCCACCGAAGCACTGGCAGCACTGGCCACCCAAAAGCCCGCCAGCCTGCTGCTCGAATCTGGCCACGTTTGGCTCAACCCCCGCACCGCCAAGCCGTGGGAAACCGACGCCCAGCTCAGAAAAACCCTGTGGCTGCCCCTGTGCGCCCGGGCGGGCGTGCGCTACCGCAACCCCTACCAGGTGCGCCACACCTTCGCCAGCGCCTTGCTGACGGCCGGGCACAACCCGTGGTACGTGGCCCAGCAGCTGGGGCACGTCGATGTGCAAATGGTCTTCAGGATCTACGGCAAGTTCATTGCCCAGGACTACCAAAAGCCGCAGGTCCAGCTGCGCGTGGTGGGCCAAGACTGAGCCCACAACCCGTGCGAATTTCCGTGCGAAATCCGTGCGAATCCAACGCCAATAAACGCCAATAACAGGCGGTAAAAACAAAACAGCGCCAATGGTCTCCCATTGGCGCTGATCGTCTTTTATGGTGGAGCTGGGGGGATTTGAACCCCCGTCCATAAGTCTTTTTCGTACAGTT